AAAGTAAGGTTGGCAGCAAGGAAAGAAATTTCCATGCACCTTAAGGCTTACAACGAAGAGGGACAGCGCAAAGTTGAAACTATCATTGATAAAAAAATGAAGTTGTTTAGCAAACTTCCTTTGGATAAGTTGAAAAGGATTGTCGATGAATCCGAAGAAATTAATAACGCGTTGGCAGAATTGAAGGCGTCACAAAAAACAAGCGCTGAAAAAAAGAAAGAAGACTTTATAACGAAGTCGCTAAACGCAGCCTTCCCCGAATTGAAGAAAGCTATTGAAGCAGGGGGAAAAAGTTTCAAGTTTACTATAGGAGAAACGAAAGCGCCTAACCTTGTTAACCTTGCGTCATTCGCTGATAGGAGTATAATTGGTTTTCGTGAAGCTGGTGTAAGTTACGCGGCATTGCCAGAAATTTTTATTTTCGATTTGATTCAAACAATGAACGGCGGACCGGGTTCCAATCCGTTGTCATGGATAGAACGTAACGTCCATACGCAAGCTGGTCCTCCTGCAATTGTAGCCAACCCCACCCCGGTAGCTGAAAGCGCAGTGAAGCCACAACTTGGATACCAATGGGTAGAGAATAAAATGTCAGGTGAAGTGATTGCGGCTATCGTGCCCGTTACAAAACACGCTGTTCTTTCCTATGCGCAACTTGAACAGGAAATTCGGTTCGAGTTAATGCGGCGTCTAGCCTATGTGTTGCAAGATCAGATTATCAACGGGACAGGTACTAGCCCACAACTGAAAGGGATTAATACCTATGCAACTGCTTTTGCTGCCGGAGTATTTGCAACCGCAGTAAATTTTGCTTCTCAATACGACGTGTTGGTTGCCGCAGCTACGCAAGTATTAAATAACGGATTTGTACCAACGGCTGCCCTAACATCTAACAACTCGTTAGGTCAAATGTCACTTAATAAGGATTCGGGTGGGGGATACGTTGTACCGCCATTTGCTACAGCCGGAGGGTTGAACGTCTATGGTATGAAAGTTATTGGTACTGCGCATATGCCTACCGATCAATTTTTAGCAGGAGATTTTTCTAAGTCCTTATTCAATTGGATTGAAAATATCACGATTGAAGTTGGATGGATTAATAATGACTTTGAAATTAATCAGTGGCGTATAAGGGGTGAGTTGATGGGCGTTCACAGAATTAAAGCGCACGAAACCGGAGCGTTTGTAAAGGGAGATTTTTCTGTTGCCCAAGCTGCTTTGGAAACACCTTAATATTTTTATTATGGCATTTAAAATTGACGGACCAAAAAAACAACCTTATATAAAAGTCAAGTACAAGGTTGACCATCCTAATGCTGGAATTAAAGCGGGGGATGTTGTACCGATAGCCTACAGGTTGTGGGCTAACGTACCGCCTACTATAAAAGCCGTGACGGAGTTGGTTGAAGGACCAGAAACGTTACAAGATTATAGGGAAGCGGAATTGCAAGCGCTACAAGATTATCATAAAAAGTTAGGTGAAGAGTTGGAAGAATCTGAATATGAAGAAGTGGAAGAGGAAGAAGAGGAAGAGGAAACCAACGATAAGCCTAAGCGCCCAAGAAAAAAGTCGTGAAAAAATTAAGAAGAAGAAAAAATAATTCTCTACTTCAATGGCAAATCTAATAGATGCAACGTACTTCATAGGGGAAATTGAAATTCCTAACTTGAATCAGCCGGAAATTTTAGCTGACGTGGAACATTCAATAAAACTTTATGAGAAGGAAGTTCTAACGGACTTGCTAGGGTACGCTATGTATAAAGATTTGAAGGCTGCAATGTTAGTCGAACCGTTAGAAGCAAAGTGGGACGCGTTAATAAATGGCGAAGAGTTTAGTTATACGCCGTCCGGTAGTCCGGAAGTTGTAACGAAGTGGGAAGGATTGAAAGGCGCGGACAAAAAATCTCTAGTGGCTTATTACATTTATTTCCGACATAGAACTAAAAGACAAAGTTATAATGCTGGAGTTGGAATAGAGGTCGAAGCAGCTACGGACAATTCAAAACCGTCTAGCCTATACGTTAAGTTGATTGAGATATGGAATGAGTTCATTGCAATGTACGGGGATTATTCAGGTGATTTTGTTATTCCCCCTAGTCCTGCCGTTGTAGGTCCGTACAATTATCCTCCTCATACTTATCCGGCTGACTACAACGATCCGGCTAGTTACAATGTTGAAATTGTTCCGATGAATTATTACTGGCCTAACGGTTTTCCCTATGTGAATTGCAATGAATATCCTGCGAGTGCGTTCAATTATCTTTTAAGTAAACAGGCTGATTTTCCTAATTGGAGTTATAAAAGTCAAGGTGGTGAAATTAACAGGTTTGGTTTATGAATGAAGTTCAATACATTGACAGATTCTTAGGCGTGGTTGACAACATGAGAACTGGTGGATTCTATAGCGCGACCGTTGTGTTGCCTACTCCACCGAATATTTATTTGATTGTTAGCAACGTTGAAACTTTTGTCAAGGCAGGCGACTACATTTATTTTAACGTGGCGACTAAGGGTAGGGTTGTATCGGTGCAAAATTGGAAAACTTTTACAGTAGATACTTTTGCAGAGACATTACCCC